ATGACACTTATAAACACAACCACATCTAGGCTGGTGGGTCAAAACAAACCAGCACCGACGGGAGCAGAAATACTGCGTGTTGCAAGAAAGCTCAGAGGCTACACACAAGCAGAGTCTGCTGCACACTACGGGATTGAAGAGCGCACGTTAAGACGATGGGAAAATAGGGAATATAGCCCACGTTGGAATGATGTGATTGGCCTAGTTGAAGATGTGTACTTACTCGATATTTTAGAAGTGATAGGAAAAATCCACGATGAACAAACAAGTGACAATTAAACAGGTGCGTACAGCGTTGAAGCGATGGGGCAAATTTTGGTGTAGCAAGGAGCTGGGTAAAGGGTTTAGCCGTCAGGCGGCAACAGAAGCCATAGGCAGTACATCAAGTCGTTATGTGAGTGCGGAGCAAATGCATGTACCAGACGAAATTGCACAACTGACAGCCTCAATTGAGCAACTGCGACCCGAGTGTAAACGTGCCATTCGAGCAAAGTATATGATGCATAACAAAGTGGTTGATGCAGCGAAAGCATTGGGCTTTGACAGTAAGCGCTCAATGGAGTTTTGGTTGTTAAAAGCAGAGCAGAGCTTAATGGTAAATCTGTCTGCATAGTAGTAAAAATGGGGGGATTGTATGTCTGTAATGAATACCGTTGAACAGATCAAAAAGCATGAAGGGTTTCGTCAGTTTCCTTATTTGTGCACTGCTGGAAAATTAACCATCGGCTATGGTCGCAATCTTGATGATAAAGGCATTGATGAAGAGGAAGCCGAATCCTTATTGGCCAGTGATGTGGAAAATGCTAAAGCGGCTGTCTCACGCAGAGTAAATACGCAGTACTGTAATGAAGCACGGATGGCTGTGTTGGTAAATATGGCGTTTAATTTAGGGAGCGCAGGGTTACTCAATTTTACACGGATGTTGAAGGCGGTAGAAAAGGGCGACTTTGATACTGCAGCGCTTGAAATGCTTGACAGCCGATGGGCCAAGCAGGTGCCTAGTCGTGCGCAGGAGCTCGCGCAACAAATGATTAGTGGAGAATGGCAAGCATGAGTCTATTAGCTAGCCTTTTCTCCGCTAAAACGGTGGCGCCAATAGAGGCGATTGGCAACATCTTAGATGAGCTGTTTACCAGTGAAGAGGAAGTATTAAAGCAAGAGCACCTCAAAGCGCGGCTGATTGCAAAACATGCCTTAGTACAAGCGCAGATCAACCAAGTGCAGGCAGCGCACCGAAGTGTTTTTGTGGCAGGCGCTCGACCATTTTTAATGTGGGTATGTGGCTTTGGCTTTTTATTTTCTTTTGTCATTAACCCCATTTTACAGTGGTTAATGCCGGAGCAAGGAACGCCAGAGTTGCCATTAGACGTGATGTTAGAGTTGACGCTTGCCATGCTAGGACTTGCAGGGCTGCGTACGGTCGAAAAAGTTAAAGGAGTCAGCAAGTGAATCATCCTGAACAATGGCAAATGAAGAAGGAATTGAACTTGGCTCATATTCTGACCACCATAGTGTTGTTGGTGTCCAGTATCATATATCTTGGGGATTTAGATAAAAGGATCACTACCAACTCTCAAGAGCTCGATCATCTTAAGCAAATCCGAAAAGAAGATCAGAAGCGTATTGAAAAGCGCCTAGACTCCATAGATAAAAAGCTAGATACCTTGCTTAGCACACGCAGAGTAGACGTGTAGGCATACCACTCAACGCCATTTCGGCTCTCTTTATCCAACCATTTTAAAAGGAGAATAGCATGAATAATGCTATCGATTTGACGCGCCTGTCCGCACCTGATGTGTTGGAGACAGTCAGTTATGAGCGCATTTATCAGGAATTAGAGGAACAGCTTAAGCTACAGTTTCCTGATTATTCATTTTTGCCCTCAGATCCAGCAATTAAACTGATGGAGCTGTTTGCTTACCGAGAAGTGTTACTACGCCAACGTGTCAATGACGCTGCACAATCTGTGATGGTCGCATATGCAACGGGCAGTGATTTAGATCATTTGGGAGTATTGTTTGGAGTCAATAGAGAAGAAAATGAACCTGACGCACGCTATCGTCAACGTATTCCGCTCTCGCTCGAAAGTCACTCTATGGCAGGCACCGATGGTGCATATCAATACCACGCATTTACCGCTTCAGCAAAAGTGAAAGACGTGTTCGTGGAGTCGACAACACCCGGCATAGTTGAGGTGTATATTCTGCCTGTTGCAGACGTCGATTCAGTTGCAGAAAAAGAAGCACTGCGCAGCGATGTATTACGGTACTTAAATAACGAGGACGTTAGGCCACTGACAGATCTAGTTCGTGTGCACTTAGTAGAGCCCATGACTTACTCTGTGGAGGCAGATATTTACTTTAATGCAGGTATTAATACCGAGCAGGTCAAAGTTGCCATTCGTCAAGCCGTTCACAAGTTTATTCACGCTCACTATTTACTCGGCAAGGAAGTGCCAAGTTCTGGGTTGATTGATGCGCTGCACCAAGGAGGGGTGAGGAAGGTGAAGTTACGCTCTATGACGGATGACGTATTACCGAGTGCCAAAAATGCAGCATATTGCCGCACTGTGCAACTGCACTTTCCAACAGAATAAGGTGAATTATGACCCGTTATCATAACTTACTGCCTCCTGGCACATCGCCGTTGGTAAGCAATATCGCGGCACAGGTAGAGGAGCTACCCAACGAGCTCCAGCTCACCCCAACAATGCCTGAGTACATTGGAAAGCAATGGAACCCTGCAACTTGCCCAGAAGCATTACTGCCCTGGCTTGCATGGTCGCTATCAGTCGATAAATGGGATGAAAGTTGGCCGCTAGATACTAAGCGAGCCTTCATTGCTAATTCCGTTAAAGTGCATAAACACAAAGGCACAGTTGGCTCAGTGAAACGAGCATTGGCATCCTTAGGGGTGAGTGTGGAGTTCTTTGAATGGTTTCAAGAGATTGATGATATTGCGCTGGCGCCTTATCAGTCAAAGCAACCCCATACTTTTATGTTTATAGCTTGGGCAAACGAAATACCGTATACCAGTGATGCGGTGCTCTTAAGTCCTGAGTTATATCAAGCTGTTAGAGAGGTGACCGAAAGTACAAAACCCAAGCGTTCCCACTTTGACTTTTTAGTCGGAGCTAAAGTACAGCTGGGGCTACAAACGGCCTCCATTACCAGTGGGTTACAGGTGGCGAGAAAAGCGCTAAAAACTGAGGCTGTCAAAGCACCGGCGTCAGAAATCACTGCGAAAATTGCGCTTCACATGAATAATCGCCGTCATGCAGTGAGGCGGATTTATTTTACTAATTCGTAAAGGTTGCCAGCCGCTAAGTGTGACTTTACGACGGAGCTTGCGGCCACTTTGCATTTTAACAACCGTCGTATTCAAGTGGCCAGATTCTACTGCCACGTATAACCATCGCAGCAAGGCACTCTACAACCGCTATGGAATAGCGAACCAATACAATTGATGTCATCAGCGTTTACCCAGCGGTATTACCAGTTGGTAAAGAACCCTTGCTGTTATTTCATACCAAAGCGCTTAATAAAACCGTCTAGTTAGTTGCTCTAAATACAAAACTTTAACGCCGTTAGCGTCTGCTTAGTTCCCGTAAATTGAGCAAGTATTAAGACAAAATAGTATTAATTAATGCGAATTGGTGTCACTTAACTAAAGGAGACAGGTGCTGTGAGCACAATTTTACGGCCGACGATCACCACCGCGGGTTTGGAAGCAGTATTTAATGCCCAAAAAAATGGCTTTCAGGCGAAGATCAGCAAAATAGGCCTTGGTACGGGAAATTACACCCCAGAACAAGGTCGCCGCCAGCTGCAACAAGAAATCCACCGCATTATGGTGGCAAGTGGCGAAGATAAGGGGAATGCCCAAATTCATATGAGTGTGATTGACGATACCGATCACAATTTTTGGGTCAACGAAGTAGGCTTTTATATTGAAAGCGAGCGTGATGGACAAACCGAAGAAGTGCTATTTGCAGTGTATTCTTCGCCAGATAGACCTATCGCTTATAAATCGGCGGAAGTCGATTTGCTCCTTGCTTTTGATTTAGTGCTAACGGGCGTGCCTGCTGACGCCATTACCATTGTTGATAATGGCGTCAACTTAAACATTCTTATCGCCCCAGAGCTTGCCAAGCTAGGTGCTGCGCAAATTAACAATATGACTCGTCATCTTAAACAAAAGTTTGAGTTGATGGACAAAGGAATTTTATAGGGGCAACTCATGGCATTAGAACAAGATATTGCTAACTTGGTTAAATCCACTGACGCCTTAACGGCAGTAGTCGATGGCAAAGCGCAGCAACTGGACCTGCAAATGGCTGCGTTCGATTCGCGTATTGCGAAAAAAGAGCAAGACGTTGATAAATTCATTCAAGAAGCGATGCCTGAAACTCGCTATGTTCAGGATATTTTTATCGGTGGCTCAAAGGATTATTTTTATCCGGTATGGTGGCGTTTTCCCAGCAATTCTGCAGGCACGAGTAAGTTAACAATAGCACGGCACTACTCGTGGAACTCAGACACAAAGCCTTTCTTTCCAAACCGCTCTCATCAAGCAGCCCTTTTGCTAGAGTTGGAAGGCAATGCTTTTCCATGGGATGGTGATGCAAATTTTCTCCATATTAAAAGGTTCCACGAACGCTATGCACCTACAGTATCGCATGTAGCTTTTAAATTAAATTGCTATGCAGAGAGAGTTGATTCCGATAAGCCTATTTACGGGGGCGGTGGAGATGGGTCGTTAGGGCCATGGCACCCAACTTTAAGTGGCCTTTATCTTCGCGGAGGAGGAGTGACTTACCGAGTGATTAAAAACTGGAAAGGTAATGTTAGCTTTAGTGAAGGTACTAGTCATGAACCTATTTATATTGGTGAAACGATTAGAGAAGAAAACACAGCTAAATGGAGCGTAAAACCAATTCCAGAGCAAAACAGGGTAGCACCAACACTAAGTACAATACCTTATATCAACCATCCATATACACCACCAACAGCTTAAAGGAGTCACAATGGAAATTAAAACCTTAAAAATCGGTGATGATGAACTAATTAATGTGCCGGCAGATGAAAAAACATTGGCAGATTTGGGTGTAGCAAGCGCTGATATTCCAAGTATTCTAGCCGAAGCAAAACAAGCGCAGTTGCTAGCGCAGTGTATGCATGCTCGAAGCTTTTCTTATCAAAGTGAATCGGACGGCCTTGCTTTTGATTATTTGGCTGCGATAGCAGAGTTTGGTGAAAACAGCGAAGCAGCACAAGCAGCAAAAACTGCGTGGCTGCAAGCGCGAAGCACCATTAAAAACCGCTATCCAAAACCCGAATAGTACGACTTAACAACAACTTTAGGCGACAAAGCCCACCTTTTGGTGGGCTTTTTTTTGCCTGATTTACCGCTGAGATAGCACTCAGTATTCCTTTTACAAACTGTATTAACCATATGGAGAAAAAATATGGCATTAGAACAAGATATTGCCAAATTGATAGAGGCGTCAAACGACCTCACTGCAACTGTCGATAATAAAATTCAAGATATTACGGCGAAATTAGATGCGAAAAGAGCAGAGGTCGATGCCCGTTTGCAAGCCAAAGAGCAGGCAGTGGACGCAAAAATTACAAGTTTTCAACGAGCTTTGCCTTTAGCACCTAATGCACTTTCTGATACTAAGCACTTTAAGAATATTTGTGCCGATGTACCTAATGGCACTGCTGTTGATGTGATTGCGGCGCATGCCGCACCGTGGAGCAGCTTTTTTTTTCGTGATACCGAGGGAACGGGAACTATCACTAAACTATCACTAGCTCAGTTGACTGAGTTTGGTCTTACGCCAAACGAAGAATTTCTGAGACGGGGAATTGGTACTAAAGACACTCATAATGAATATTTTTCCGGAAGTGACTATCAAGTATTACTACTAGACGTTGTCGTGAGTAAAGGAATGAGTCATGACCCAGAAAATGGATTACTTTTTCTATTAAATCAGGGTTGTCACACTTTTATTGGATGGAGTAAAGGGGAGTTTTTAACGCAAGCAAGTTGCTGGGTCAATGTGTTAGAACAAACTGGTACATTACGATTCTACCCATCTCAAAATCGCTCAGCTTCAATTTTTGTTGATGGCTCAGATGCAGGTAAAGGTTGGCAATATAAATCGAATAGAAGAACTGGTTGGGGAGGGTGTCATCAGCCAATCTTCAAAGGCCTTGGCAGCATGAAAGTGGCTATTGCGTTACCTTACATTGGCACGGGCGACCATGGTGACAATATGATTTGGGCTGATAGTGTCGGCCACCCATACACTCACGTAGGTCCAATTTTAAGTGAAGGAGCATAAACATGGCTATTTTAAAACTAAAAACAACAGGTAAAGCAATTGCAGGTGGCATTGTTGACGATGCACACGCAGCACATCTTGCAAAAGAAGCTGAAGTTGACTTTGCTTTATGTGAAGTCGAATACAGCCCTAAAGAAATCAGCGAGTTGAGACGCAAACATTACAGCGCAAACACTGATTTCTTATTCTTTGACTATATGGCTGCGGTGACAGAATATGGTGAAACGTCAGAAAAAGCTGTGGCTGCAAAGCAGACTTGGATGAATAAACGCGCCGAAATTAAGTCAACACTACCAAATCTTTAAACATCAAATTACACGGCTTCTGAAGGGAGCCGTGTTACAACAGGCTCCATTATGTCTCTAACTAACTTCAGTGCGGTCGACCTCAGTAAGTTACCTGTATCCGATTTACTCGATCCCATCGAATTTGACACCCTTTATTCCGAACTCAAGCAGGCAGTAGAAGCCGCCAATCCAGATCTCTCTGAGCTATTACCTAGTGACCCAATAGTCAAGCTAATGGAAGTGTTTGCTTATCGAGAGTTGCTATTACGTCAACAAATCAACGAAGGCGCGCAGCAGGTATTGCTGGCAAAAGCGACAAGCAGTGAGCTTGACTACCTTGGCAATCGATTTGCGGTGACGCGAGAAGCAAACGAGTGTGACGAGCGTTTTCGAAAGCGTATTCAATTGGCACTAGAAGGGTTTAGTACGGCAGGGCCAATTGGTGCGTATTGTTTTCATACACTTAAAGCACTACCCCAAGTTAAAGATGTTTTTGTTGAGTCTCCAGAATTTGAATTGCTGCAAGTTGCTCCTCCATTATCAGAGTTAGTACCAGCGCACACTTCATTGCTTCATTGCCGTCATAATGCAAGGCTTCAAGACGCTGCACCAGGTGATGTTGCGATAACGGTACTGACGAGTCGTGGTAACGGCGTGCCTACTCAAGATGAAATCGCCGCGATCACCGAGTATTTGTTTAGAGAAGAAATTAGGCCTCTGACTGATAGACCAAGAGTGCTGGCAGCTGAGGTTAAAGAGTTTACGCTCCATGCCAAACTTTATTTATATCCCGGCCCCGACGAAGACAAGGTGAAGGCAGCAGTTACCCAACGTGTGCAGCAATGGCTGCAAACACACCATAAGCTTAACCATGATATTCGTTTGTCTGGGCTCTACAGCGCACTGCATCAACAAGGGGTACAGCGAGCAGAGTTACTTGCACCTACCGAAGACATTATCAATACGCCTTGGCAAGCCGCATTTTGTATAAAAGTGGAGATAGAAATTGCAGGAAGAGATATTTAATACACTACTGCCATATGCGAGTAGCGACCTTGAAAAGGCCCTGGCAACGGCGCTTGATAGAGTGTCTTCGACTCCAGTTCCACTTGGAAGCTTGTGGGATCCATGGCGTTGTCCTGAGCACTTTTTACCTTGGCTTGCGGATGCACTCAGTGTGGATTTTTGGGATAGTGCTTGGCCTGTTGAGGTAAAGCGAAAGATCATTGCCAATAGTGTGCCCGATCACCGTATAAAAGGGACGGTTAGCGCAATAAAAAGTGCTTTGTCTGCACTTGCGGCAAAAGTTGAATTACGAGAGTGGTGGCAACAAGAAGAACCTTATGCCTTTCCCCCTCATTCAGCGCAGATTATTGCCTTGGCGGCTCAAAATCTGGACCCCGCAGGCAGTACTTTATTGACGCCTAAATTACAGGCGCAACTTTGGCAAGCCGTGGTGATGACAAAGCCATGCCGAAGCCAAATTAGCTTAAGTGTGGGAGTGCAGCAAGATGCCAATTTACTCATCTCTGTGGCAAGCCAATCGGCAAGTTTGCAGCGGACTTGGATGTCGCAGCGCTTAGACAGCGTAGATAATATCACTCAGCTCTCTGTTACTGCTACCTCAGTTTTTCAAGGTATTGGCAAAGTATCAGGTGAGGTAAATTCAGACCTCAGCGGCACTTCTTATCTCTTTGTTACAGCGGCCCCCTTTGCTATCCAAATGCAGCGCCAACAATTTTATTGCTACTAGGTTCTACAGACTTTAAGGAACAACTTATGGAACAATTTACGCCGCTTATTACGCAGGCGGGATTAAATGCGGCCGTCAATGCCAAAGCCAATGGGTTTACTATTGATATTAGCGCCATTGCGGTAGGTACTTCTGGCTATACGCCATCTCGTAGCCAAACTAGGCTGCGAAGTGAAAAAAATCGAGTGGCTATTGCCGGCGGGCAAGTTGTTGGCGATGGTCAATTTCATATTACCGGACACTTTATCGACGATGCTGAGTACGCGGTACGCGAAGTAGGTTTTTATCTTGCAGATGGGACTTTGTTTGCCGTTTGGTCACATCCACAAAATGTGCTTTTTTATCAAACGCCGATTGCGCAAATTATACAGGGGTTCGACCTCCTGCTCAGTGCCGCCCCCGCAGATGCCATCACCATTAATACCACAGGCGACTTAACGCTTTTTTATGCCAGTGAGTTTCTCGACATGCTGGTGGCACAAACCCAACAACTAACAGCACAAATTCAGTCAAACCACCGACAAATTCAATTTAACGACAGACTACTACAGTTAGGAGTGTAATATGGCCGAGTATCAGCCAATGACATTAGAGCAGCGCATTGCTGCGCTGCAAGCCGAAAATGGCAAGCTAATAGATTCAAATAATGCCCTCACACAAACCGTTACCGGAAAAATGGGGGAAATTAATCATGCATTGAGTGATGCGCAGCAAGATATTCGTGAAGCGATTACTTTGGTGGGCTCAAAAACAGATCAAGCGATCCTCAACTTTGCAGATAGCCATTCTGACTTGCGAATTAATTATTATGATAGGGTGGATCATTCTAAGAACTCGTTAAATATAGAAGCTGAACCTGAAGCTCCACATATTTCAAAATGGGTAAAAGTACCTATCGCTACGCAGGGGTATTACAACTATCCAGCCCCTCAGGCGCTTACCAAAGTACATCTGACTCGTAGTTATAGTTATGCACCTGGATACAGTGAAGAAGAGCAATATAGTCATGATTGGTCTAGAAGCTTTCCTCAATTCATATTAGCAAATTATGAGGCAACCAGTGATCAGATTAATGATGAGATCGAGCGTTTAGGCCTTCAGCCAAAAATAACAGGAGGCTGGAATGCATGTGCAACCACGCAGACTATTGACACAATTAAGCTTCATGGTCTGCACCCTTATTCAATGTTATTTGTACGCTTTATTAACGTACTCCCATCGACAGTTAGCAGTGATAAAACACCACAAAATATCGTTGAATTTGGTGGCAACACCACTTTTGCCGTTGACCGTGTTATTAACTATCCAAGAATCGAGGTGTAATTATGCAAGAACAAATTCCTTCACAACAAGACCATTTAGCGACACTCGCATATCTAGACAAGCAGGTTAAGCGCGGACAAATAACCAGAGAAGTGGCGGATGTAGAATCTATTCTCGGGACTACTGCGGATACAGGCCACCTAGTATTAGTTGAGTTTATTAAACTGCTTGATGGCCTCAGCAAAGCAACAACACTTGCCGAGATGCGTGCAGTGGCATCACAGGGGCGTGACGACTTAGGTACATTAACCACAAAAGTGCTGAATAATGAAATTCAGTTTCCCTATCAAGGTAAAGGCGCTGAACATGTTTACCAAGAAATTGCATCTCGCGCTACTGGTGTTGCAAGCATTCTAACCCCTCCAGAATAAGGCACTCTATGGCAAATCAATCAATCGATCTTTTCACTTTGCCAGCGCCAAACATCCTTGAACCACTTGATTTCGAAAGCTTATTCCAAGCACGTAAACAACGTTTTATCGAACTTGCACCTGAATATGCCGAAGCGTTAGCGCTCGAAAGCTCGCCGCTGGCGATTTGTTTGCAAGTCGAAAGCTATCGCGAGCTGTTATTACGCCAACGTGTAAATGAGGCCGCAGCAGCTAATTTGTTAGCCACCAGCCAAGGCGCCGATCTTGAACATCTTGGCGCTTTTTATGGCGTGGCTCGGTTGCCCGATGAGCATGACGAAACCCTACGAATGCGCATTCGTAACAGCACTATTGCGTCCAGTACGGCAGGGAGTGCGGCGCATTATCGGCATCAAGCCATTGAGGCTGCACCTGGGTTAATCAAGGATGTGTCGGTGCAAAGCCCAGGGGACGGGCGGGTGGTGGTAACGGTACTTGCAAAGTTTGACACTGATGCAGAACAGGTTTTAGCACAAGTGAAAGATAGGCTATTTGATGACTCGGTGAAAATGCTAACGGACACGTTAGAGGTCAAGCTTGCACAGCCCGTTTGGGTAGATGTTGAAGCTGAGCTTTATCTCAATACCCATGCTTCTGAACTTATCATCAATAAACTAGAGCAAACGTTGCAAGACAACTGGCTCAACATCACGACACTTGGTTGGGACTTAACGCCAAGCTGGCTGCATGCGCAATTACACAGTACGGGAATTAGGCATATCGAACTGCTCGCTCCAACACAGTTAATTGATGTGGCAGCCCATCAGTACGTTATGCCGAGGTCAATCTCGCTGACATTAAAGCGAGGCTAAGATGACGTTATTACCTCCTAATCATACTTTGCTGCAACGGCGATTGCAGCAAAGTGTTGCCGTGAGTGACGATATTCACTCGGGTATCTCAAGGTTATCTGGGTTTAAGGCCGATCCGAACGACAACTTGCTAATGTGGCTTGTGTGGGAGTATGGCTTAGAAGCGATTCTGCCCTACAGTCAGGATCTTCGCGAAACCATCAAAGAAGGTTTGGTTTGGCAGCGACTTCGCGGTACACCAAAAAGTCTAGACATCGCACTCAATTGGCTCAACTTTGACGAGGCAGAGCTTGAGGTTGATAAACCTGGGCGTCACTTTTATCGCTATCAATTGGCATCTGGCAAAATTCCGGGGAACAAGGCGCTTAAAGACATACACCAACTGCTTGGGCTCTCTGCCCCAGTAAGAGCCAAACTCTCGCGTATTTATCATGGTTATGATGTGCGTGAACTGAAGTTATCTCAAAGTGGTTTTGGAGTGCTTCTATCTGATGTTTCTGGCGTGCCATTTCATGATGGCGATAACAGGCTATGCAAAGTCAGTTTCGGCCGCAGCCACCAGCAAGGTGTGAGCTATAACATGACGAATGCCTTTGCACACCTCAGTAGAAAACATAGCCAGCGCAGTCATTACCTCACTACAAAACGCTTGAGTGAATACAAGCTCAGCGACAAAGAGCCTTCACAACTGCCGGTGAGCTCAGCCCGAATTAGGAAGCTTTCGCAGCATCGGGTGTGGTCGACAAGAACCTGGGTTGGAAGGTGGGCACAGAGTTGGAGTGGCACGACTTTGACAAACAGTATGCCGCTAATTGCCTACGTACTGCATAGACACAGTAATAACCAATAAAACTTAATAGGAGTATTCCTTGGCCACTTTAACGCTTCAAGGCCGAAAGGCGCTTGCACGGCTAATGCAGCAGCAAGCTATTTATTTGGCATGGGGGAAGGGCGAGTCCAGCTGGGACAACACTTTACCGCCCACGCCAACCAATACCACACAACTTACCAATCTCATCGGTTATCGCAAAGCAAAGCAAATTCGCTTTTGTGAACCGGATGAACAAGGCGAAATTCAAGTACCGACCGGAAAATTTAAATTAACCGATGTCGTTAGCCAGCACCTTTATTGTCAATTTACCTACGATTTTGAGGATGGCTTGGGAGAGCATATCCGCGAGCTTGGACTTATGCTTGGCACTACACCAAGTGCGGAGATCCCAGCTGGGCAATATTACCTCACACCTGATGAGGTGGTAGACACCGGTGAGCTTATTCTACTTGAACATCGTCCGGCATTATTTCGTGACCAAGGCGTTCGCGAGACCTTTGAGTTTGTGATCAGTTTTTAAGAAGAAGGCAATGATAAAAGATTATTACCAACAATTTGATCCAGCGAAGCACTATAGTCAACTGCTATTTCGTGCCAGTAAAGGACTACAAAGCCGTGAGTTGAACGACATGCAACTGCAGTCGCAACACCACGTCAAAGGCATTGCGGATGTCCTGATGAAAGATGGCGATGTCGTAAAAGGGGGAGATGTTGTAATCGACCGAACCCATGGCTTGGCGACCATTGGCGCATCATCGGTTTATCTTCAAGGTGCAGTCCATGATGTTGCGACTAAGCAATTGCATATTGCCGTAGACCGCCTTGAAGTGGTCGGTGTGTGGTTAGCTAAATCAGTAGTTACTGAGCTGGAAGACCCCACACTTAGAGATCCCGCTATTGGCGCGCATAACTTTGACGAAGCGGGGGCCGCGCGTTTAAAAGTTTCAGGCAGCTGGGGCCTGAGCGACAGCCTTGATTATCCCGATAGCGACTTTTTTCCAGTTTACCAAATCGATCATGGCACGCTAATTATTAAGCAGCCCCCTCCGCAATTAGATTCGATCACCAGTGCACTTGCACGTTACGACCGAGAGGCGAATGGCGGCAGTTATGTGGTTAGCGGATTAAACGTGAGTTTTCGTGAGGCGACCGCAAGCCACCAGCACTTTAATCTGCAAGAAGGCAAAGCGCATATTAATGGCTATGAGATTGCATTTAATACTGCGGTGCCCGTAGCGTTAGCAAGTGATCCTGATGTGCGAGAAGTGATCAATGAGCCGAGTCGGTTTATTGCTAATGCGCAAGGCGCAATGCGAATTGAGCTGGACTTTTCACCAGTGCAACGGATTGACCAAGTGACTGCTGAAGTGAAAAAGCGCACCACACTCACTCGGGGTCACGCGCAAACAGGTCAAAATACCGATCCCTTTGATGATGACTCCGTCATTGAAATTTTGGCGATTTCACAAGATGGCATTGAATACCAACAAGGGATCGACTTCATTTTTACTCGTAACCATATCAGTTGGCGCGATGGTGGCAACAAACCCGCATCCGGTACGACATACGAGGTGAGTTACACCTATCGTCGCCTAGTGAACATTGATGCTGATGAAACGGGGTTTTGGCTTCAAAAGCAACTTAGCGATGTAGAAGAAGTGCTCGAAAATGGCCTGGTAGTGGTCGACTATCACTGGTTTATGCCGCGTATTGACCTTTTAGTATTAACGCCAGGTGGCAGCATTGAGCGGATCCAAGGTGCACCGGATCGAATTAACCCACAAGCACCACTTATCCCCCATCAGCACCTCGGTCTTGCGAGAGTACATCAACATTGGGGGAGCAGTCCGCCTCAAATCGAAAATATTGCGATTGAGGCTGTACAAATGACAGATTTGGCTCTGATGCAACAACAAATCTCCGATCTGTACCAGCTGCTTGCAATTGAGCGGCTGCGCAACGATACCAATGCACAATCGCCGTCCAGTAAATACGGCGTGTTTGTTGATCCATTTTTGGATGATGATATGCGCGATGTTGGACTGGCGCAAAGTGCATCCATTGTGGATGGTGAACTGATGTTGCCGATGACCGCAGAAGTCAGCCAACTCGCTCAGCCGCAAACCCTGTCGTTACCCTATGAACTAGAAGATGTTTTAGTACAAGAAAGTCGTACGGGCGACATGAAGGTCAACCCGTATATGGCCTTTGAACCCATTCCAGCAGAAGTAACCTTGACACCGAGTGTTGACCACTGGACACAAACACAAACGCAATGGACCAGTCCTATTACCCGTCGTTTAACGCGCGGAGGTGGCCGTGTTCGCCGGATTGTGACTCAAACAACCACCGAGCGGGTCGGTGTGCGTCGTCAGCAGATTGAATTTTTGCGTACTCGATGGGTCAACTTTGCCATTTCAGGATTTGATTCGGGCGAGCAGTTAACGTCTTTACTATTTGATGGTATTGAAATTATTTCGGAGGTACAAGCATGATCCGAGCAAATACAAGAGGAGAACTCAGCGGGCGATTTAAGGTGCCAGGTAATGTGCCTGCTGGCACTAAGCTGGTGCGCTTTATTGGCAAACAGGGCTCCGCAGGTAGTGCAAGTTACACGGGCAGTGGTGTGATTGAAGTGGAGACTCTGCGGCGTGTAAATAACATCATTACCCAACGTTTTGACCCCTTAGCGCAGACCTTTATTTTAGAGCAGTCGCGGTTTATCGCGGGCGTTGAGCTGTGGTTTACAGCTAAAGGCGCAGAAGCGGTAGAAGTACAAATTCGTGAGGTAGTACAAGGCGTTCCTACACAAACGGTACTCGCGAGCAGTAAGTTGGCGAGCGAAGATATTAACCTCGGTGAACAGCCAACCTTGTTTGCTTTTACGCCAACCTTCCTTAACGCTGATCAGGAATATGCACTGGTTGTGCTGACTGATGGTGCCCAACATAGTGTTGCTATTGCCGAGTTAGGCAAGCTAGATCAAGGACATAACTGGGTAACGTCGCAGCCCTATCAAGTGGGGGTGTTATTGTCATCCAGTAATGCCAGTACTTGGACACCACATCAAGATAAAGATCTTACGTTTAGATTAAAAGCAGCCAAATTTACACAGCCATCAGTCAGAGTGGAGTTAGGTGAGGTGGAAGTGGCTCAAGTCACGGATCTAATGCTACTGGCTGTGGTTCAGCGTCCAAGTGCCGAGACACAAGTTACTTTTGAGCTAACTTATCCGGCTGGGAACAAAGAAAAAGTAATTAATGTACAAGAGTGGCAGCCTAACTCTTTAGGAGAGGTAATAACAGGTAAAGTGCAGGTATGTGCCATCCTGACAGGAACGCAACGTCTTACACCACTTGTATTTGCTGGTACTCAATGTGTTCATGGCCAAGTTGCAGACGCTGGAGATTATGTTTCTCGAGAGCTGAGATGCCGACTCGGTGGTGATTTAACCGTTACGTTTGAAGCAAATATCCAAAGTCATGCTGAAGTGCAAGTGTTCATGCAAAAAGGTGAAGACTGGTTACCACTAGAGCAGGAAAGTAGCAGCGTGTTGAACGATGGCTGGCAGCAATTCAGTTACCGATTTAATGGTATAGACACCGCCACCACTCGAGTAAAACTTGTACTTAAAGGGACGCCGTCACAGCGCCCGAGTGTACGCGAACTTAGAGCATTTACCTTATAGGAGGAAGAGTGGACATAAATCAACTCACTCCGTATCAGCAATATCCACTTCCACACCCAGATAATTTACTAGAGCAAGACGTACAACGCCTGATCAATGCCATCAAGGCCATTGATACTGACATCCACCAGCTGCAAATGGCGCACACACAAGCAAATATGGATCTCGACAAGCGTTTTAAAAGGCTAAGACTCAATCAACTCTTGGGTGAATCTTTACTCCCCATTTAAATGACCTTAAAGAGGAAATCATGGCAACAATTCAACAAGCTGTTCAGGTAATGGTCGACAAACTTGTCGCCGATATGAACGGTAGCACCCCGCTCAGTGCTGAAGAGCAAACCTTAGTGACCAACGCAATAACTCGGCTTGCAGATAATGCTAAGCTTGAGCAAGCTGTCGTTGCAGTGGCCGAAGCACATTTAGACGACTCAACACACTTGTTGCAGCAGGTCGCTGGTACAACACTCAATAATATTGACTCGGCCAAAGGCGAGTTAACAACAGCGACTGCCGAATTAGTGACAAGAGCAGCAAAACTGGCATTATTGGACCAAATCAGCCCACTCACTCAGCAAATAAATACAGCGGTCACGCGCAGTAATGCCGCGACACCAAAAAATCTATTTGCACTAAAAGGCATAGAAACACCCAATAGTAATGCAACCTTTCGACGCTCAACATCAGTACTGGCTATCTATAATAGTGATGGTACAAGTTATTTGACTCGGCCAAGCTTTACCGCAAATGCAGCTACGGATACCTGCCGTTTAGATCATTTAGTGGTAAGCCAAGATGGCTCGTCGACCACTATGGTAAAGTCAAGCTTTGTCCATAATAATGCCTTTGAACAAAACCCTGCTACTAAGGTGTATCAATATGGCTCTAGTGCTATCGTGCCTCTGGGGTTAAAAGCACAGCCAAACGATATTGACTTTGAAGTGGTATACAGCACGCAAGAATCTCAGTCAGCCAATGCAACAGAATATGGAGGTATTTTTGTACGTGAGCAGGGGTTCACATCGCGTACCTTACCAAAGCAAAATCTGAATGCGCGAGATAAATTTGGTATTCCAACACGCTCTAGTTATGCCCACAATAACGTCGCGGTTTTGTATAACAACCAAAAGCATTGTTTAGTGGTAATAGACTCTGGCACAAATTTAGTGGTAGAGAAATACCGTGACGGCAACCTCATCACCAATATTGCTATCGCCAATGAAGCTGAGTATCAAAGTTATGTCGATAATGGCGACTTCACCACCTTAGTCTTTATTGCGAATACCCTTGGACAACCACACGGGATCAACCGGATCTCTGGTAGTGAGGCTGCGATGACGAGTTACGCGCAAAACTACTATGGCTATTTTGGTATGTTGAGTGATGAGCTAAAAATGGCTGGTAACAAATTTAATGCACATTATCTGTTTACCGCAGAAAATAAACTCGAGCCCATTAATTATTTCTTTACCAGTAACAGTGAGCCATATAGAACGTCGGGAAGTAACGGTACTGAGAACAGTGAAGGGGAAGTGAATGTTGCACTCGAAACGCTGTCTGGTGAACTATTGAGCTCTTATTGCTACCGTTCGAAAACGGATTCACTCGGACGTGATGGCGGGATCATTGCAACCGCTATTCAAGCTATGAACCCGTATTCACATATCGGCATTATCAACGAGCACTACCTGTATAACCAATATGGCCTCGCCAGAACCTGCCGTGCAATTTAAGGAGCGAAAATGAAAAGCTATTACGATGACCAAAAAGGGATGTGTATCGAAGGCAACTTCTGGTTAGTGCATCCACAAACCGGTGAGCCATGGAATAAAGACTCAGTTGCACAGTTCATCGATGTCAAAGCGGCTGAAAACAAAGACGACAGTGAGCTAGAAGCGATTCAGCAACTGGTGATCGCGCGGATCAAGCAACTGGCCTTTAACAAGTTGCAATCTGAGCTGTGGCGAGTGGAGCGAGCTAAAGAGCATGAACTCGGTCATAGGTTAAGTGGCAATGAAGAAGCCGCAGTGCAAGCAAGGGAAAGTTTGCAAGCCATCTTGCAACAAAGAGAAGCCGTGCGGATAAAAAGTGATGAGCTTGAAAAACAAGTGCAGAGCCTAAGCTGTGAGGCTGATTTACTGAATTTTGTGATTGAATTCTAAAAAGCCGCTAACAGGTCAGGATTGACCTGTTTTACTCCCTAAAAATCAGTAAGATACACATATGCTTGAGAAAGTTAGCAAGCACAAAGTTTCCAATCTCCAAAGCCCACAAGCAAGTGTTTGCTGTGGGTTTTTTTATGGTGCAAAGCAAGGAGGTGATGATGGCATTTGAGCGGTTGGATTTATCGCAGTTGCCAATCCCAAAAGTGCTGAAATCGTTAGACTTCGAGCAGCACTTGGAAGCATTAAAGCAGGCATTACTTAACCAGGATGACACACTTCAAGAAGCATTAAACTTGGAAAGTGAACCTCTAACTAAACTGCTAGAAGTCATGGCATATCAAGAACTGACTCAGCAGAGTATGTTAAACGATGCCATCGAAGCGAATTTGCTAGCAAGTGCTTCAGGGAGTGATTTAGACGCAATTGCTGCGAGGTTTAACGTTGCAAGGCTTGGGAGTGAGGATGACGAGCGACTAAGAGCAAGAACGCAACTGGCGTTTGATGGACTAAATACCGCAGGGAGTGCGGCTTCTTATCGCTTTCATGCACTGTCGGTGAGTAATGAGATTTGCGATGTGCAAGTACACAGCCCAAGGCCATGTGAAATTGTACTCACTGCGTTGAGTCGAACGGGTAAAGGTACACTGAGCACTGGTTTGCTCAATGCATTACACGCAGCTTTTACGCCAGAGTCTAGCTTACACGCTGAGGTTTCGAAAATAAGGCCTCTTGGGGATAGAGTGATGATCAACCAGCCACAAGTGGTCACATTTAACATTAATGCTGAACTTGAGATTTTACCTGGTCCATCACCTGAAGTAATAGTCGCCCATGCTAAGGCGGCACTTACAAGTTACCTTGACGAGCGAAAACAGCTGGGTAGACAAATTACCCGAGCGGGGATCAGCAATGCCTTGTTTCTTACCGGTGTCGAAAACATCCAGTTACGCTCGCCAAGCGTAGACATTTCGCCTGCAACCACCGCAGTCGCTTGCTGCGAACAGGTGGTGCTGGAGGCTAAGGTCAGGGGTCAGGATGACTAAACTTTTACCCCATAATGCATCAACCTTAGAGCAGTGGTTAGCTGCGCTGCAAACAAAACCACGAACTGTTCGAGCGAGTTTGCTTAGTGCTTTACAGCTGGAACACCGCAGTGATGATGCATTAATTGAAATAGCCCGCTACCTTGGGCTAACAGATTTCAGCGGCGTTGACTTACGTAATGTAATTAGGCGTTTATCGAGTACTAAACTACTGCCAGTTATTTGGTCACAGGACTTGTTCCCAAGAGCGGCAATGGAGCAGCTGGCAGACAGTGTTCAGCTAACTGGTCTAGCACGTGATGATCATAAAGCGCGGACACAATTACGTGATGCTTGCATCCTGAACGATACGCGTCTGCTTTTAACGAGCCTGTGGCAGCCGGAGTTATGTCCTGAACCCTTACTCCCTTTTTTGGCATGGAATTTTTCGGTCGATGAGTGGGATGAACACTGGTCTGTGGAGATCAAACGTCAAGTAGTCACCGATGCTTTCACTGTGCACCAGTATAAAGGAACGCCGTTTGCGCTGCAAAAAGCGCTCGACAGCCTAAACATTGAAACCGAGATCAAGGAGTGGTGGCAGGCCGAGGGACTACCTGGGACGGTGCAAGTTTGGGCGCTTATTAATCAGAATTTGGACGACCGACAACAGGGATTGTTGACCTCCCACATGCTTAAACGCATTCGCCGTGTGATCAATGCCGTCAAGCGAGGCGCTATTCATATTGATTTACAGCTTGGAATTTTACTGCAAGAGCGACTTGGCGCTAGTGGTTTTGGTAAAGCACCTATCAACTTACGTCATACCCATGCCGCGAGCTTAGGGGTAAAGCCAGAGCAAGGAGCCGCGGCGTTAGGGGCAAGAGGACATGTTAATCATTATGGGTATCAAGTACTTGACGCTAAAGGGGTAGGAGTTGTGCCTGACGAATCGCAGGCAATACTCGGTGGTACTGCCATCGCTGAGCGGCTTAATGTACATATACATCACGGTCAAGGTAGGGGAGTTAAGCCTAACCAGCTGATGCAAGGTATGACTGTAACCAACACCATGCAGCGGCTTCAATATCAACATTATCAATTACAAGGAGCGACGTAATGTCTGCATTAACGTTGCAATTTACCCATGCAGGACTTGATGCCTTACTCAGTGCTCAAGCTCGCGGGTTTAAAGGGCAAATCAGTCATATGGCGTTTGGTGATGCAGCTTACACGCCATCGCAAAATCAAACTGAGCTACGTAGCCTCAAAGAGCGTGTCGCGATCGCCGACAGCGATTATCAAGATGGTGAGAGTACCAGTCTTAAAATTGCCGGCAAATTCGATGCGCCACTGGAATATGCCATCAGAGAAATTGGTGTTTATTTAGATAGCGGCGAAGTTGATGCAAGTGGTGAGCCTGAGCTGATTTTGCTGGGGGTTTACTCAAAAGCCAATACCACGCTTGGCTACCGCACACCGGATGTCAAAGTACTACAGTGGTTAACGTTAAGTTTGGCACAACTGCCTAGTGAGAGTATCGAGGTAAAGCTAGGGGTCGACAACCTCAATCTGATTGTTGACAAGGAGCTTGCCGAAATAACGCTTACTCAGCTAGACACCATGCATCGGCAAGTAAAGCAAATTTTTCGGTCGCAGCAACAGCAGAGTGAGCTTGATAAGTTAAGGCGTACTTTGACTAACTTAGCACAGAATATGCCGACGTAAATGATTTACAGGAAAGGCAAATTCATGAAGAGAGTAGATCAATCTTAAGCATTTATAAGGAAACACTATGTCAAATGACAATTTAACCATGACGGAGCGCCTGAGCCAGGTTGCCACACGTGCCAATGCACTGTGCCAAACTGTTGAAGATCAGGTTGGCGTTATTCAAAGTACATTATCGGAAACGGTGGCTGATGTTAAAAGCCAAACTTCTCAAGCTATTAGCACTGCACAGGTACAGTTTTCTGAATTTAGAGAAAACGCTGATGATAGATTTAGTAAGCGTCTCGAAGGCGACTCATCGAAAGAAATCATTGATCTCGAACATTTAGATGAAAATACTTTTTATGCGCTTAGCTTTTACTACCCGAAAATGCTTGATGTGCGTTTAGAAAGGTACGTTCATTTAGGTGGGGACAGGAAAGGTTTACTGGAGTTCCAGGTGCAGCTTCAGAATTGGTCTAGTGGTGGAGACTTCCATTTTGCGATTCAAAAAGCACATGCATATTCTGTTCAGCCGTTTGTTGCAAAAGTGTTGGCAGCATCGACACCCTATACATCTTCTATTTGGCTGAGAGGCGGTTTTTCATACCTCCTTTATACTTCTGGTAGGTACTCTAAGCGCTCAATAATCGAAGCTGAAACGCAAGTTGTTGAAAAAATTGGTGACACCGATTATTACTTACCACCAGTAGCTGAAGTGCATAGCAGCGTAGTCCCAAACAGATATATTCGAGGAAACTAATTATGGAAAATGTACTTTTCATGGAAAAACAATGGAACGAGATCAGAAATATTCGAAATCGACTATTGGTTGAAACAGATTGGACACAAGTGGATGACGCTCCAATCAGTGACAGTAAAAAAACCGAATTCAAGGCTTATCGAACACAATTAAGGGATTTGCCTAACCAATTTGAATCACCGGATCAAGTCGTTTGGCCGACAAAACCTGTACACTAAAACCTCTAACCTTCTTTCGGGCGTTTCGTCCATCTTCGGCTATTTAATCTAGCCAATTTATAATTTGAGAGCACAACTATGCATCGACAAACCTTGATAGCTAAGGTGTTGACGTGTCTGAGTACCGGCTTGTCTGAACTTGCGCAAGTAGATTTACTAAAAGCAAGTCAGCCACAACCGGACTTAACAGAGCGTGCACAGCTTACCCTTACTCCAATTGCTGAGCGACAAGCCAGTGAACTGCAAGCAAAAGGCGCCGACAAAGGCGTAACTTATGGGCCTGCGTACAACAAGAACCTGAGCCCGAATGCACTCGACAGACGAGTGATGACATTGCAGCTTGAGCTGGCGCTGGAAGAGGCCGACACCTCGGCGCTGATGGCGCGGTTGGATAACTTGGTCAGTGCCGCTGAAGCTTCGATTATAAAGGACGAAACGCCCACCCCTTGGCAACATTGTATTTTTGACAAAGTCAGCATCAGCTACAGCGATCAAGTGAGCTCAATGCTCGCTAAAGCGACGTTGACTTGGCTTTTTTATTATCAAGTGGCGTACCCCGAGGAACCAGGTATTGAGGTCAAAGAGGTTTACCTTGGTCCGCATGGCGGTGAGCACCGCTTGATTGCTAAAGTGCCAGAAGGAGAGGTGACACCATGATGGTCAATCAACACTTTTCGGGCTTAGCTGTGTCTGACTTACAGCAACGTTTCAGTAAACTGATCAGCTTGGGTACCGTGCATGAAATAGACTACGAAACGGCGACCGTAAAAGTCAAAATGGGAGACTGGATCACGGCCAAGTTACCTTGGTTAACGGCGCAAGCCGCTCAGGATATGACTTGGCAAGCGCCAGAAATTGGTGAGCAGGTAGTGGTGCTATCTCCCTGTGGCGACACCGCACAAGGCATTGTTCTGGGTAGTTTATACTCAAATTCAAAACCGCATCACCATCAAGATCATGTACTTGGTGGAGGTGAAGCTTATGGGCAGGTGTCTGATAAAGAAGCGGTGAGTCGCACTAAATACAAAGATGGTGCGATGGTGGAGTACGACCGCGAGCAACATATTTACCATTTGTACGTTCCGAACGCCAGTGGTAACGAAGTGGCACAAATCAAAGTGCATTCGGCGCGAGACATTCACATTGAATGTGGCAATGATGCCACGGTAATTGTTGGTAATGACGCTAAGGTGCAAGTTGCAAACAACTTAACGGCTCAAATTGGCAATGATGCGATGGTAAATGCAGACAACAACATCAATGTTACAGCGGCAAAAGCGCTGTCGCTAGAAGGCGATAATATTAAAATGCGCTCGACCTCTGGCAACATTGAAATTGCTGCTAGTGCCACATTAAAGCTCAATGGTGCGAATATTAGTGCTCAGGAGTAAACGTGTATGCCTGTAATATCAGTAGATGGTGACATCACCAATGTTCATGGCCAGTTTGTACCTGGGACAGCCAGCGCAACGCAGTCTAGCTTTACCATTGCAGGGAAGCCAGCGCTTAGAATGGGTGACCCCATTAGCACTCATCTTTTTTCGCCAGATCCAAAGGTTCAGCATGCAGGAGCCACCATTGCAGCAGGGGCTGGCAGTTTTACAATTGCAGGTAAAGCGGTTGCCAGAATAGGCGATGCGACTAGTTGCGGCGGTAAACTCGCTGTAGCAGGGGTTGCTTCATTTACCGTAGGAGGGTAACTCAGCATGATAGGAATGAATGCCAAAACGGGTAAGCCGCTCGGTGGCGTCGAGCATCTCAAGCAAAGTATTCGAGACATAGTCACCACACCGCTTGGCAGTCGCGTGATGCGACGCGATTACGGCTGTGGTTTGTATGAGCTTGTAGATAGACCGTTTTCTCATTCGCTAGTGGGAGACATCACCATGACCATAGCCAATGCGCTTGAAAAATGGGAGCCGCGCTTTCAACTTGACGGTGTGGCCGTTCACCCCGCAGGGGAAGGCAAGTTGTCTATCGAAATTAACGGGTTGTATTTAATCAACGGGGAGCCCGTCACCATCGAAGGGATCCAACTCTAAGTTATTTTAATCTGCCTTATTTATAAGGTACTCACTTTTGAAGTTATTAGGGCCATACAAGGCAACTTGTATGGCCTTTTTTATTCTCTAACTGACATGTCTTTAAAGGAGATAACTATGTCAAAATTTCTACACGGTGTAGAAGTCATTGAGGCGCAATCCGGTACGCGTCCAATCAAAACAGTAAAAAGCTCAGTAATTGGCGTAATTGGTACTGCACCAAGCGCAGATCCAGACAAGTTTCCACTGAACACCCCTGTGTTGGTTGCTGGCAAACGTGCTGAAGCTGCACCACTAGGCACAGAAGGAACACTACCTATTGCAATGGACGGTATTTTCGACCAAGCCGGCGCTGTTGTGGTCGTGGTTCGTGTAGAGGGCGCTGATGATGCGGCAATCATGTCAAACATGGTTGGCGGTGTTGCGGCAGATGGTTCTTATGAAGGTGTCCAAGCCTTCCTCGGTGCTGAATCTGTGTTAGGCGTCACGCCACGTATTCTAGTGGCCCCTGGTTATGCTCATCAACGTCCTGAGGGTAATGCAAACCCAGTTATTACAGAGCTTGTGAATGTGGCTGAGCGCCTTCGCGCAGTGATCATTGCTGATGGTCCAAATACAAACGACGAAGAAGCAAAAACATATCGCGCTGACTTCGGCTCGCGTCGTGTTTATGTTGTTGACCCTCATGTCAAAGTATTCCGCGATGGTAAAACAGAAGTTGAACCGGCGAGTGCACGAGTGGCGGGTATGATCGCTAAGTCTGATAACGACCGTGGTTTTTGGTGGAGTCCAAGTAATACCAATATGAATGGTATTGTGGCAACCGCACGTCCTATCGACTTCCAACTTGGCGATGCTAACGCACGTGCGAACATGCTGAACGAAAAAGAAGTTTCGACCATTATTCGCCAAAATGGCTTCAAGTTATGGGGTAACCGCACCTGTTCAGACGACCCGAAATGGGCATTCCTGTCAGTGGTTCGTACCGCAGATATGATCAACGACTCGTTGCTTCGTGCGCACATGTGGGCTGTAGACCGCAATATCACTAAAACTTACATCGAAGATGTAACACAAAGTGTGCAGTCGTATCTCGACAGTCTTAAAGCACAAGGTGCAATTCTAGGTGGTCAAATTTGGGCTGACGAAGAGTTAAACACACCGGCAAATATCCAAGCAGGTAAAGTTTACTTTAGCTTCGACTTCACGCCGCCAACACCGGCTGAGCACATTACCTTCAAGAGCATTCTAACTAACAACTACCTAGAGGAAATCGTATAATGGCAATCTCTCCAAAAATTCTTAAAAAATTCAAGCTGTTTGTAGACGGTAAAGGCTATCTAGGTATTGCCGATGAAATCCAGCTACCAAAAGTCACGGTAAAAACTCGCGAAGTCACATCGGGTTTCCAAGCTCCAGTTGAGCTTGATGTTGGTCAGCTTGAAAAGCTGGAAGGCACAATCACGTTACTTGAATATAACGCCGACATGATGAAGCTTCTTGGCGATTGGAGCGGTGCAACCACGCCATTGACGGCTCGTGGCGCAATCCAAGCGCAAGGCGAAGCACCTGTGCCTGTAGTGGTAACGCTTGAAGGTTTCTTCAAAGAAGTGGATATGGGCAGCTGGAAAGATGGTGAAGAAGCCAAACTTACCCTGCAATATGCAATTCAGAAGTACAAGCTACAAATCGGTCAAGATGTGATCTACGAAATTGACCTATACAACGACGTTCGTACCGTTAACGGTAAGGACCAAATGGCAGCACTTCGCGCAGCAATCGGAGCTTAATCCATGAAAGAAATCATTACCTTAGCATTCCCAATTACGGTCGATGGGCATGAGTATGCAGAACTGACAATGAGACGACCAAAAGTACGCGATCGGTTAATGGTGGATAGAGCGGATATCAGCGAATCGGAAAGCGAAATCCGTTATTTCTCGCACTTATGCGAAGTCTCTCCAGATATCATCGAAGAGCTTGATTGGAGTGATTTTGTCAAGCTGCGAGAAACGCTCCAAGCTTTTCTCGTGTCCCGCCAAAGCGCTTAAAAGCCATGGTCATAGCCCTAGCTAAATATACCGGCTGGGGCTTGGCCGAACTCAACGCGCTGACAGAAGACGAACTGATCGAGTGGTTCGAAGCAGCGCTTGATTACAAACAGGCGACAGAAGCGGGTTAACCGATGACTACACTGGCCTCTTAATTACATTAGAGGCCAATCTCCCTACTTTTAGACGCTTTAGCTTAGGTAGCGAACACACTATCTAAGCTAAAGCGTTTCACTTTTCTTTACTTTCCTCAGGTAACGCCATGACAAAGAAACACAAACCAGCGCGTTCGCGAGAGGCGAACAAGGTCAAAAATAAGTTGCCGCAGGTAACTGCACTTGCTAACCAAGTCGCGCACTTAGGTAGCATAGTTGCCAAATTGAATGACAATAGTGCGACAGCAACCGGTGAGCAGATCCAGCAATTAATTTCCATCATGACTCAGCTAAATGCCAGTGCGCTCCTTGCACCAGAAGTACCTTTAGCGATGCCGCAGTTCGAAACCCCAGTAATGCGTGAAGCCACAACGCCCAGCGAACCGTTGGTTGAGCAAGTGGATCAAGTGATGTTGGCACTGCCTGATTCATTGCAGCATGCCATTGATGGGTTATCTGAGCGAGTCGCAGGACTAGATTTTAGTGCTGCAACGCAAACCGTTGACGTTGAACTTGCGGCTTTGAATGAGCAAATCCCTACACTCTTTAATGCCATTTCGGTTGCGCCAGCAGTGACCGCTGTGGCCAACGCATCAAAGCAAAACCAGTCTTTTCACGACGCTCAGCAGCAATTTTGCTTAGATACGGATGCGCTGGTTCAATCACTCCCTGAGTTGGCTGCAAGTATCGACCTTGGTGCCGTACCAACACAGTTACTTGAGACCAGCAAAACGCTAAGCAATATTCAAGTAGGCAAAGTACTTGAGGGCGATCTCACTTCGCTAACCGAAGCCGCGCCTGAATTATTGACTCAATTTGGTTTTGAAGATGCAGCGAAGGTAGTCACCCAGTTTGCTCCAGTTGTGGCACAACTGGATTTACCGGGGCTTATTGAAGGCGACTTGAGCAGTGTCCAGCAAGCACTACCGAGCTTACTGGATGCAGTGGATTTAACATCGTTAAACCAGACACTCGCTCAAGAAATACCAGCATTAGCACAGCTGGATCTGGCAGGGCTTGCGCAAGGAGAGCTGGGGTCTCTGGTTACGACATTACCTGATCTGCTTGGTGCAGCGGGACTTGACAGCGCAGCAAAGGCGGTTTCTGCAGCATTGCCAGCATTACAGCAGCTTGACCTGGGCGCAATTGCTGATGGTGATGTGCAATCGCTACTGCAAAACGCACCAGCGTTACTAGATGCGTTTGATATGCAAGGAGCATCGCAAGCACTAGGTGCGGCATTGCCAATTGCAGAAAAGCTCGACTTTAAAGGCTTGATGAATGGCGAGCTTGGCAGTTTAGTTGATGCCGCACCTGAAGTATTGAGAGCTTTTGAGCTTGGCGATGCTGCGGATAAATTACAGGCGGCAGTGCCTGGTTTAAAACAACTTAATTTAAAACAAATTGCCAGCGGTGATGTGTCGAGTTTAATGGCGGCAGGACCTTCGTTATTGCAAGCATTTGAACTAGATGGGGCTGCTGGGGTGCTTGAAAACGCACTGCCAGCGTTGGAAAAACTGGATGTCGATGCGATTTTAGGTGGCGATATTCAGTCCTTGGTGAGTGCAGGTCCGCAATTGCTCAATGCTTTTGGATTGCAAGAAGCGGCCAACCTGTTAGAGCAACATGCTGATTTATTGTCGAATATCGATTTAAAAGGCGTACTTAATGGCGATTTATCTTCTCTTACCAACAGTTTGCCGGATCTATTTGGTGAATTCGGCTTAGACGGTATTAGCGATGATTTATCTGAATCGTTTGCTGAGTTAGAAAGTGAAGCCGAAGAGAAAAAGCCCAAGCGCAAAAAGGGGCGTAAAAAACGTGGTAGAAAGCGCACCAGGCAGACTCAGTCAACTTATCACAAAGACAAAAAAGCGTCGGCGACCCGTGAACAGAAGTTGCGTAGCCTCAACAAACGAAAAGCCAATAAACCTGCATTACAGTTGTTAGATGGAGGCAAAGCCCCCAACGTAAAAGCACAGTTAGAGAGCCAAACTACTCAACCAAAATCTAGGTCCAAAACCAAAAAAATCAAAGTTACGCCTGCTGCGAATGAAGCTAGCATGCAAAAGCTTGGTGGTTTTAGCCCTGCGAAAGACGGCAAACTTGGCAAGGTGTTTAAAGGGTCCAAGCGGCTACTTGGGCGTGCAGCCGCACCGCTCAGTGTGGCACTGGGCGCGTTTGATGCTGTGAGTGCGCTCACAGACGAAACATTAACTGCAAAACAAAAAACCACTCAGGTTGGCGCCGCAGCTGGCGGGGCTGGTGGCGCGCTGGCAGGTGCTGCTGCTGGCGCAGCAATCGGTTCGGTAGTGCCCGTTGTTGGCACCGCAATTGGTGGACTTGTAGGTGGCGCTCTAGGTGCCATGGGCGGCGAATCAATTGGTGGATGGCTTGGTGATAAGCTAGGAAGCGTATTTTCAAGTGATAGTGAAGATCCCTCGAGCGCTTCAGCAACAACTTCTGTTGGTGAACGAGTGCTTGATGGGGTGAGCAGCTTTGCCACTATGGGGCCACTCGGTGTGCTAGGTGGGTGGTTAGCTGATAAGGATGATAAACCTGCATCAGCAAAAAGCACTGCCACAGACCAAGCACTGCCGCCAGAGACCTCGACCAACAATACGGTGGTCGATTTTGTCAAAGGTAATGCGATCAACGAATTAAACTTGGCATCTGGTACGGCTGCTGCGTTCGCTTCACATCAAGGTATCACGAATAGCAGAGTTCATCATGTAAGCAAAGCGGGCGATATAGCGGGTCGTGCATTAAATGCACATACCGTCTGGGAAGCGTTAAATAATGATTCACTCTCGGTAAAAGAAAAGACCGGTGTGATCGGTAGCACGCTCGGCGGAATGTTCTCAGCTGACGTTGTGTCAGGAGCATTATCTAAGAGCAAAAATCCGTATGTGAAAATGGCCGCGCCTATGGCGGGTTATCTCACCAATAACTTTGTTAGTGAGCGCATAAAGGGGTGGTTTAGTGAAGGTAAAGGACGTCAAACTGAACCAGCTAAGATGCCAGAACCAACTAGCTTAATCCATCGTAATACGACCACCCCAGCTGAGTCCTATTCAGCCTCAACAACGCGCTCTGAAGCGGGAGCTGTGACGGTTAACGCCAATATCACTGTGCATGCTAAGGATGGCCAACAAGCACATGAAGTGGCTCAGCAAGTTAAGCAGATTTTAGAGCAACAACAGCAGCAGGCCGAACAAGCGCTAAGTGCACGTTATTACAACCAAGTAGCATAAAACGACAGAGGGCCAAATGAGTAAAGTAAATCACGCTAAGCATATGATGCAGCTTGGAGATTATAAGTTTTCGGTAAGTACCGCTGCGTTCAATAAACTCCAATATGATGCGCAATATCGCTGGCAAACTCACGACTCTCAGACGGATAAAAACTCTCCACCGATGCAGTTTATCGGTGTCGGGGAGCAGTCTTTGAGCATTGAGGGGGTAATATTTCCACAGATTGTAGATAACGGACTAAAGCAGCTCGATATGATGCGTAAGGAAGCCGAGAAAGGTGAGCCGATGACGCTCGGATATGTTGAAGAAAGTGGAAAATCTAGCCCGAGTGTAGGACGGGTCATGGGTAAATGGGTGATCAAGCGGATCAGCGAAACTCGAACCCTATTTTTTAACGATGGGATCCCAAGAGAAATACAGTTTTCAATGGAACTCTGCCGCTATCAAATCGGGTAACCGATAAGGAGTCAAAATGAGTAAAGGGGTTACGTATATTACACGAGATGGAGACTGTCTCGACCTCATTTGTTTTAAACACTATGGGCGCAGCAGCGGTATGGTAGAAAAGGTACTTGAGGCCAATCATGGATTGGCCGAGTTAGGTCCTGTGTACCCCGAACAAGTCAGTATTTTCTTACCTGAAATCGCCAAACCTACGGTGTCGAATGTGATTAATATTTGGGACTAATATGGACTTACAACCACATTATTCTATCAAGGCGAACGGTAATGAAGTATCAAAAACCCTCAAAAACCGCCTGGTGGAAGTCAGTGTAACTACGCGTACTGGGCTGGCGAGTGATACTTGTTATGTCCGTTTTGATAATTTAGCGGATGCGCCTATTGCCTTACCTGCACCTGACGATAAGCTAGAAATTGCAATGGGCTACAAAGAAGGCACAAAAGATCAAAGTGCACCATCGACCAAATTGGGGCTCTTTGAAGTTGGTGCCTATGAACTGACGGGGCCAAACCGATCATTGACTTTATTCGGCAATAAAGTGTTGTGGGATAAGGATTTTAAGGCGTTAAAAGTCCGCTCATGGCCTCCCGAGGGCAAAGATGAACCGTTGAAATTAGATAAGCTTATCAAAGAGATTGCTGGAGAATATGGCTTGCAGGCAAAAATCGGAGAGGCATTTTCAGGCCTCGAGATCCCACATATAGAACAAAGCGAAAGCGATATGCAATTGCTGAGTAAACTTGCTGTACAGTTTGATGCCATTATGAAAATTGTTGATGACAAGCTTATTTTTATGGCTAAAGGCACGGGCAAATCGCTTACTGGTAAAGCGTTACCCAGTGCAGCGCTTGGCAAGGCTCAGATAACAGCATGGCGGTTGAATGCGGATCACAATAAGCTGATAAAAGCAGTTAACGCCTATTTTTATGATAAGACGCTGGCGCAAAAAACACAGGTGAGTGTTGGCGGTGGCTCACCACAAACGACACTTTCTTATGTTTATTATGATGAAGCTCAAGCTAAAGCTGCTGCAAAGTCGATGTTGCAACGGCTCGGTCGCGCGCATCATGAGCTGCATCTGTCGGTTGTTGGCGATCCTGCTCTAGTTGCCGGCGGTGTCGTCACGCTTGAGGAAGTGGATGAAAACCTCAATGGGGATTGGTTTATTACTGAAGTAAAGCACATCATCAACCATGCTGGTTTTAAAAGCCACCTAATTTGCGAAGCCTTAAATTAG